ACTTGCAGCAACCTATCTGTGTTGTCGCTCATGGCATTTACATTTGTTGGTATCTATGCCTAACAGTATACCAAAGATATTGCATAGTGTAATTGTGACGTAGCAGACGCACAAAATCGCGAAGCTTATCGACCATATTGTTAATGATGGTTCGAGGCTTATAAAACGAAAGAATGAGGCAAACATGAATACACAGAAGAATACTTGGGTAAGCATTGTAAAAAGCTGTTTCAGTCTGAGAATAAACATAGGCATCATAACTCGCATATAAAAATAGACAGAGCAGTGCCAAACACCAAAACGCAACGCTCTTACTCCTTAAGCGTGATAATTGTATCATAGAAAAATAAGCTGTGATTAAAAGTGAGCCCATATATATGTGGTGTCCACCGGAATACAACCCAAAGCCATTGAGAAATCCGAATACTTCAGACACAAAAAAAGACAAGCCTAATAAGCTCGTCTTTCTATGCGTGAACAAATAGAGACTAAGGATTAAATTGCTTGTCGTCAGATTTTGGTGGCTTATCTTCGCCGCCAGTTCGCTTATCTTGGGTAGTAGACATTGTAATATTTCCCATATCATTGTTTAAAATTCCCGAATTATATTAACAATATACACAGCATATTCTACCCCTTTTGCAAAATAAAATTACTTTTCGTTATATGCATATAGCTAAATGTTATTTGAAGCCGCGCCATTGCTGGGCTAGAGTTCAGTTACCAACTCAAGGAGATTTGAAATGAACGAAGAATTTGCGAAATTAAAAGTGCATGAAGGCCATAAAAATATGGATGGCATATCGCTATTAGTTGTACTTTGCATGAATATTACCGCTGTTTGCATTGTGTCTAGGCTGTTTGATATAAGTAATGTTGAGCCTAGCGCAATTGGCATCGCTGTATTTATCGCTGTAGTAATGATTGTGTTTGATGTGGCTTATCTTGCTTTCGGTCTGGACTCTAACTGTCTGGACGATTTAATCAAAAACACATTAATGGGTGGTCATGATGAGTGATAAGGAAATAAAAGACGCTGAAAATGCAGCGTTAGAAGGTGATACAGAGCTGGCGCATAGTATTTATGCAAGGCTGGCTTATAGAGCGAGGCGCTTTGGCGATAAAGTTAAAGCTGAGTTTTACAATTTACGTGCTGGCATTTATGCGCCAGATAACAAAGATGATCATGCAAGTGGTTACATTGCTGTAATTGAGGGTGATGACGATGAATGAATCTGAACTTAAAGATAAAGCAAAGCGCCATAGATTGATTGAGTCATGCGCTAAGGCTGTATCAAAGCGCAAGGCTAATGCATTTACAAAGCGACGCAGAGAGGTTGAATATCAGCGCGATTTAAAAGGTTTAGGGGTGAGTCAATGAGCGATTACAAAAAAGAGTTTTACGAGCGCATGGCTGATATTGAGCGCTCGCTATGGCAAGAAGCTGTAAATGATGGTGATGAAGATAGAGCAGCTTACCACATGCAGGAATTTGAAACTTATTCGGAGGCTGTAAAATGAACGCGCAACAACTACATGATTACATCATCAAGCCAACGCTTGAGTATATGGGTGAATCATATAACACAGAAGAAGCTAGATTTTTACTGCTTTGCACTGCTGCAATTGAATCTGATTGCGGTCATTTTGTAAAGCAGGTTAACGGGCCAGCTTTGGGTATTTGGCAGATGGAGCCAGATACAGAGAATGATATCTGGAAAAATTGCGACGCTCTAATCTATGAAGATTTTAGCAAGCTAATTGAGCGCTTGGTTATTGATCATAAAAGCGTTCACGGCACAAAAGATATACACAATAAAGATCTTGTGACTTCGCCTGTGTACGCTTGCGCAATGGCTCGCCTTAAATACTCAATGGACCCTCACGCCCTACCAAAATACAACGGTGGTACCGCATTAGATTTGGATATGTTTTACCGTTATTACAAGCGTGTTTACAATACGCATTTGGGCGCAAGCACTTTCCAAAAGTGGCTAGCCAAAATTAAAGAGCATAAAATATTAAAGGTGCAATTATGACAGCGCACATTGATGAGGAAGAAATAGAGGAAGATGATTTGGATATACCGGTTACGCAGTACGGAAAACGTTGCAAGATTAACCATCTTAAAACTAGGTTATTTTTTACAGGGCTGACATTAACACTCAGCCTTTTTTGTAACTTTATTCTGATAGTGAGGTTTATGTTATGAGTTGGCTAGATTATATAAATCCATTTAAAGCTGTTGTTAGCAGTGTTGAGCGTGTCGCTTCTGAGTTGATAGAGACTGACAAAGAAAGTGCAGAGGCCAAAGCTGTAATACTAAAAGCTACAGACCCCAACGGGATTATGCGCAGAGAGATTAGCAGGAAGGTTTTATCTCTGTATTCGCTGTATATAGTAATTATGATAATTCTGCTCACCCTAGAGTTTCTTAACTTTGTTCCTGCTGGCACAAGCATAGAGCAAATGGAAAAGGCCACCAGCAAGCTTGTAGAGCTGTTTAATCCAATTACCACAATGGTAGGCGTTATTGTTGGAGCAAGCTTTGGTGTTAATTGGCAGAATACCAGGCTAGGTAAATAACAAAACGAAATAAGCATATAACTAAATCGAATTGATGAATTTATCTTTACGGTTTACATTAAAAATCAACCAAACAACGGAGAAGTGAAATGATAATTAAAAATGCAGATATGCCAGCAATGCCAATAGAACTAAGTGGATTTGGTCAATACGAGCCAGAAGCTTACATCGGTCTAACAAAGCGAGAAACGCTCGCAATTAATGCGAATGTTGACAATAGCAAATTTACAACCAGAGAGGCTTTAGTTGAATTTGCGGGTCGAGACTACGATGACCAGGACGTCATTGACTCTTTAAAGTTTACATTTGAAGTTGAAGCAAAGCTTAAAGTAATGGCCGCTGATGCACTACTAGCAGAGTTGGAGAAATAAAATGAACATATTTGCACCTGAATCAATGAGCGACCTATCGCACACGCAAACAGTTAGCCATATGCGCCCATTCAAAGCCGCTCAGGATTGCAGGCATAACCATGCGCCTATTTGGGAGTTAGCAGCACGTAACAACAAAAAGCCAACAACTCGCATCTATCGCGAAAACGGAAAGTTAATAAATAGAGTGGAGACTTACTAATGATTAATTTCGCAAAATTCGTATCAATGGCGCAGTTTGTAATTACTATTTTAGTTGTGTTTGCAATTCTGCTGGGTGGCAAGATTAACCTGAGTGGCACTGTCGGACTTGCTATGTGCGTTGTGAGCTTGTTTGTTATGGTTGTAGTTCATCTGCTGGCTATTATTGCTGAGAATACTAAAAGGTTTTAGAAATGAACAAGAAAAGGACTTTCACAGAATTAATTGATTTATTGTTAAATGTTAAGAGAGAAGAGAAATGAAAAAATTACTTTTACCTATAATTTCCGCTTCAACTTTGTTTTTATCTGCGTGCGCTGATGATGCGGATATAGCAAGTAGAAACCTTAGTAAGGCGGCGGATAACTTTGAAATCGCCAGAAGAGTTGTTTTTTATAATGGCATCACAGGAGATTACATACTTTCAGTGCAAGGCTTGTGCTCTGTAAACAACAACGGTCGCAGCGTTTCATTTACCTGTAAAAATGATAAAGGTCAGTACGTAAAGCATATGCTTGGTCTATCTGATAATGTTACTTACTTTTCAGAGCAATTGAGTGCGCATGATGTAAGCGTTTATAACTACCGAGTTACATTTAAGCCTGATGCAATAATTCCTGACTTTAACGTTAGATCTCAGCTTTCAGATGATGTAACAAACAAGTGAAAAAGGGGCAATTAAGCCCTTTCTTTTACCCTTCAATCCATGCAAATGAATTTCCAGGTGTAGCACCTGTAGTTGTCACTGTTACAGTTGTACCACTAGCGCCAGTATATCCACGCTTTCTAGATAATCGCACTCTGACAATATCACCATTAGGCACGTTGATGTTATCGCCTGCTGATACGTCTACAGGGTCAACATACACAGGGTCAAACGTTGTTACGCCCTCACCTGAGATATTAACTGTTAGTGCCGCCGATGACTCACCATTCTGCAAGTATAGATATGAGTTTTCAGCAAAGGTAAATGTATTCACGCTCGAATCCGTTGATAGGTCAAGCTTTGAAATTGTTACTTCTGCCGCCGTTGTGGTTGGGTTTGTTGGTATTAAAGCCATGTTGATTTCTCCTGAGTTTACTGGTCGCTTACAATTCTACCGTGATTCTCATGATAACCGTAGGTTTTCTCTGCCTCCTTTCTTGCCTTGGCGGCATCCTCTATATTTTTAAATGTCCCTATGCGCTTTGTTTTCTTTTCTATGTTTATTGATGCTATCCAATTCCCTGTTTTTTTACATCTAGATACACCTGTGAAGCCGCTTTTGTTTGTATTGTACATTTTCATGTTTCTGGTGTTTTCAAACTGAGTTACATTTCTTAGGTTTTTTATTTTGTTATCTAAAGAATTTCCGTTTATATGATCTATGCATATTGGATCCTCTCCATTAACATAAAGCCACGCCAGCCTGCTTGTCTGATATTTTCTGTCATTTATCTTTATGCGCAAGTACTCTGAGTTTGAGCTTTGCAATTTATCTTTTACTCCAGCAGGTTTTCCAGCAAGCCTGCTATTTACAATCATAGATGTCTTTTTATTTTTAAAATGGCTTATTGGTCTTTCTTTCCATGTGAAAGCTCCAGTTTCTGAGTTGTAGTTTAGGCACTCTTTTAGATACTTCTGTGTAAGCATTTCATTTACCTCGAACAATATCGAACCCTATATGAAGTTATGCGGCGCTTGCAGGGTTCGAGGATGCAAACGGGTAGCTACTCCCTACGCCGCCTAGTTATTATATCACCTTTCCTCCACAACGAAATAACTATCCGCCTCCGCCGTGACGTCATTTGCACCTGTGCCGTTGGCCACCTGAATCTTTATATAGTCATTTTGATCTAGTGTCGTGTTAATGTTTACGTTAAAAAATGCAACATCACGAGCGCCAAGGAGGTTATTTACTGGTCTAACTTGATCTAACACGGTGACAAAGCTTGATGCTGAATTATCCCATTTAGCAACCCTCAAAGTTAACTCGTCATTTGCATTTGAGTCCATGGCAAAAGAAGCTATCACTTTATACTCTCTTGGATTTATACCTATATGTCTTAGCTGCCCCGCTGATGGGCTGTCGAAGTGTTGCAAGTCAGTTGTTGTCCATGCTGTAGCGGCAACATCAACAAAAGTATTTGTTGCGCTTATTGTTGTCACTGCTTCTGTTGTTATCCCTATTGAGCCACCTTCAAATGTATTCGGCATTCCTACATTGTCAGACCACGCACAAGCCAAATCACCAGCATTTATATTTGGAGTGTAATTTGCGTCCGTTGCATCCTGCACTCCAAGTCTTGTTACTATCGCACCGTCAACTTGTACTGTCGATGGATTTGGAAAATTAGCAGGTGAAAAATCAAAAAACGATGCGCTCGCAGGTAAATCCAGATTCATATTTGTTCTAAATCTAGATGCCATTGTGAAAGCGGTACCAGCTTTGAATAATGAATAAGTGCCGTCAGCAAGACTCCTAACAATTGAGGCATCTATAAAGTAACCGCCAACCCAAGAGCCTGAAAGTGTAAGTTCTGGCATTCCGCCAAATCTACCAGTGCCAGCCTCGAAGCCTTGCCTGTAGTTATTTATTTCTCCCAGCGATGAGCAGTCATTATAATTTATTCGGTTGAATTCAAACGCCTCAAGCCCTGTAACGCTCGTCAGGCTGTAAACTTTTGATCCTACCCCTGTAACCTCTATGGCGTAATCTTTACCAATAACATTGCCACTACCACCGGCAGGTGATACAAACATGGTGTAACCAGTTGCGCTAGAAATTAATTTTGACGTATCAAAGTTGTAGCCAGAAAGATACAAGCCGCCAGCTGGTACGGTTATTTGATTGGCACCCATATCAACAACACCATCAATGAAATACTCCTTGGTACTATCAAGCACACCGCTAAGCTGTGAGGCCTGCGTAACCACCACCCTACCCGTTAGCTCTTGCGATCCTCCGCCGCCTGCGCCACCACTATCTGATTCATCTTTAAACCAACCACCCATTACACCACCTCCGCAAATATTTTCACGTCAGCTATATACGCGCTAGCAAAAGCACCATCATCCCCAATTGTGTTGAGCCTAGACTCACCAAAACCAAGTCTAACGCCGTCATTTTTATTGGTGGGAGCAGTTGCCAATCTAGTCAAGTAAACCGCGTTATCTGATTTACATTGAACTCTGATTTGATCTGCGCCAATCGTAGCCCCTAGCGCAACATACAGGTCTACGCTGGTATTAGCTGGGATTGTAATTTCAGCCATGATAATCTCCTGTTGTATATTCCATTTCATTATAGTCTTATGCTTAATCAATCTAAATGATTTTATTATTTCGTGGTAGATTGGTTTTTATTTGATGGAGAAGTGAAGTGAAATTTACAGATTTACCGAGTTACAAAATGAAGTGGGTACTGGATAGATTGCCAGATGCAAATAGCTTTTATGGCGATTATTGTAAAGTTGATATTCCAGATGAGTGCTCGGCACTTATCGCCCCTTCTAACTACACAGCTAAAACCTACCAAAAGGTTGAGATTGCTGAGTTCAGAAAGTGCAAGCTAATAGATAGATACGGCACACCGTTTTATGATTGGGTTTTGGTTTAATAAGTGGAGAAGTGAAGTGAGAGAAATTAAGTTTAGGGCTTGGTGTGTTGCTAGATCGGATTGGGTTTCCTTTTCTCTTGATGATTTAGCTCATGGCTACGCCGTTTGTCATGAGGGTCTAGATATTGATGAGCGCTCATGGTCTCAATGCACAGGCATTAAAGATAAAGGCGGAGTTGAGATATATGAGGGTGACATTTTAAGTGACGGAAAGGTTGTTGAGTATGTTACTGGAGAAAATAGCTTTACCCAATCTCACGGGGTTTATGGTGACAATATTTTTGCTGGTTTCAGCATTAAAAGAGGGGGTTACCATCCGAGAGAAATTAAAGTAATCGGCAACATATACGAAAACCCTGAGCTATTGGAGAGGTGAAAATGATTGATTTTTACATATTCATAACTTCTGTTGGCTTTAGTTGTCTATATTTAATGCTTGGTGTAGGAGTTAAAAGGCTGTCCGCAGGGAGGGTGATGGATAAAAAGACGAACAGGTGCATTACAAAAACAGGGTTTGGATATATTCTAACAATAGTTGCATGGCCTATGCTTTTAGTGTGCGTTTCAATTATGGATGGAAGCAACAATGAACATTAACCAAATAGCACAACAAGCAATGGATTATCTAGATAGCGTGGGGATTGCTGCGGATTATGAGATTAAGATTGAAAGAGTTAGGTTTCTGTTTATACCATTCAAGAGAAAACGGTGTTTTGTTTATTTCTGCGGTAAAGAAGTGGAGCTTAGTAATTTTGAGTCTTTAATTTGGTTTATTCAAACCGTGAATGAAACGCTAGCTTGCGATTTGGCGTGGAAAGAAGTTTTGAAATTAAAAAGCCCCAACTGATGGGGCTTTTTGTTTATTTGCTAGCTCGCGTTTTCTTTTCTGGTTCGGCGGACTCAGCCCACCCAGCACCGATTAAAGATTTAGCTTGCTTCTCGTCAATTTCGACTTCACCAACAGGAGTTAAAACCGTTTTAGTTTCACCATCGATTGATCGAGTTAAATAGCTTTCTTTCTTAAGTTTAATCTTCATCATTCACTCCTTAGCTAGTTGCGTACAATGCACACTTGTGGTTTTCCGAGTCAACCTTAGCAAGGAAACCAGTTGCAGCCATCATAATAAATGAATGGTCTGAGATTGGCATATTACGCGGAACCATGTAAGAACTCATACCCATACCTGATACAGGGTGGAAGCCCATTTGGTCATCCCAGTAAAGTGCAATCTGGTTGCCTACTAACCGGCTGTCTTCGTAAATCTCAGTGATACCACGAAGCTTACCAACATACTCACCAATAGTACCGAAAGTACCTTCCGCTGTAGAGAATGGGCGCTCCCAATTAGATAGGACTTCACGCGATACGCCTAATCGTAATGGGTTGGTACAGTTGTTCGTGATATAAAGAATATCGCGAATACGTGACACTTCATTACGGATATCTTGTGAGCCAGAAGCAGAAGCAGCTAAGTCAACACCAAGGGTCGCAGTTGCAATCGATGGATCGTTACGAATACCTAACCAAGAGTGATTCTTAAGTGCTAGGTTTGCATTGCCATCCCACAAGTAGCTATCAATCGTCTTCATCAGTGAGCGGCGAGCCTCACGCGCATCCTCTACTAGCGCATCGTAGCCATCAGCACGCATTGCTAGGATTTCACGGAATCGACGACCGTAGCCTTTTTGATGAATTGGAACAACCGTACCATCATAAGTTGGGATTGTCTTATCTAAGCTAACACCAGTTTGACCTGACATTGAGCTTTGACCTTCGTCCATTTCAGACACTTGGCGGTATTCGTAAACTTCACGACCCAAATCAACGCCGCGAGCTTTTTGCAGTAGACGTGTTAGTGTTGCGAATTCACCAGCAGGAACCATGAAAATTTTTGATTGTGGATCAAACTCTCGGTAAGCTTCCGCAGGAGTACGCGCAGCATTTGCGCCAACTGCATTCAAGTGATTTAAAAGGCCTTGCAAGTCTTCTGCACTACCTTGGCGATATGCTTCATTGAGCATTTTGTACTGATTGGCCGCAACGCGCATCTGTGTAGCGTGTACGCCCATTTCTTTTAGTACGCCTTTATTTAATACAAACATTGAGCGCCCCTTATGCTTTAGTAACTGTTACTAGAGTATTATCAGCATTAACGTTGATAAT